CGACTGAAAATTCAAACCTTATGGGTTCGTATTAGGACTCTGCAAGTTTAGCAAAGTAAGATAAAGTATCATCATCTTCATCACTGGCAAGTGATGTAGGTTCTGGAGTTTTTCCAAGACCTTCACTTAAGTCATCAAGATCTCTAACTGAACCACGAGTTGTCTCTTCTTCAAAGACTTCGGGGTCAGATGGACGAGAACTTGCAACACGTAAAACATTTTCTAAACGTTTTTTAAGTTCATCATATGTTTTAAACTGGTCGGTAGCAACTAATTCTGCAAGTGAGAATTGTTTCTTCCATAGACCTTCAAGTGCGTCATCGTCATCAAGTAATGGAGTTACAGCAGCAAATTCAGAACTATCATAGTTTCTAAATCCCGCTACGTTTTTTGCCTTTAACTTGAAGTTAGCACCCTGCCAGAAATCAAATGGATCAATTGCTTCTTCATCTTCAAACTCTGGTTGCATTGCTGCAGTAAGTTTGTCAAAGATTTTCTTACCATATTTGAATAAGAATACCTTTCCTTCATTATCTGGATTTGCAGGATCTTTTACAACGTAGATATTAGAAACATAAGTTAATTTACGCTTCTGCTTTCTAGCAGTTTCTTTTCCTGCATCTGTGCCATTGTTCCAGAGTTGAGTGTTATATTCAGACACTGGATCTTTTTGACCCAAAGTTGTTAGGGAATTTTCAATGTACCATCCGCCTGGTCCTTGAAATGCGTGAGAATACAGTTTTACAAACGGTAAATCTTCACCATTAGGAGCAGGTAAAAAACGGATTATAGCATATCCATTACCACCTTTATCAACATCTAATTTCCAGAGACGATCATCTGTAGATCCCCCTGTATTATTCATTTTTTCAACTTCTTTAACAAGTTTAGCTGTTAAAGAGCCTAGCTTTGATTGCTTTTTAAGACTAGCAAACGACATTTGGATTACCTCGGATTAATTGGATTTGGTAGATTACTTGTATAGTATAGCAAAGAAACTCTTATTGGTCAACTGCTGACCGTAGAGTTTGTATTGTCTTGTACATGGCATCAAAAAGATATGGCATGTCTGTACCATCAGGAAAACCCATGACCATGATGCTCTTTTTAAGATCATCTCTCATTTGTTTCGCTTCTGGGTCATCAGAAAGAGATAGACGAGTATACATAATTTTTTGTCTTTCTAACAAGTCAACTAGCATGTCAATATGTTCAATACGATCTTCACGAGACATACCACCAAAAGAGAATAAACTTCCATAGACAGATTCTTGGAGTTCATTAATTTCTTTTAGTTCTTCACGTACTATTTCCGAATCGAAAAAATTACTCATTGATTAGTTCTCGTAAAAATTTTTTATATTGAAACACATTAATATTTAGGAAAGGAAGATATTTTTTTAATTTAAGACTTACGGATTCCCACACAGGATCTTTCAGTTTTTCATCAAATTTTTTTCCAAAAGAAAAGATTTTCTCGAAGATTGCGAAGGTTTCTAAACTTATGCTTCCTCCCAGATACCTTTTGAGTATTAATGGGTGTCCTTTCGAGCAGTTGAATACTTCTTCTAATTTGTTCTCGGATAGTAATTCCTTTGATTGTTCTTTGAACAAGTAAGTTAAACTCTGCTGTCGTCTCATCCAATCTGCGTACGTTCTTTCTCCAGAGTTTATTATTTCTCCAATCCATAAATTTTGTGGTGTTTCAGTAGTAATAAAGTTTGATAAAAGAAAATCTGTAATTTCTTGGTCTGAATATTTTCTTGATGTTTTTTCAAACCAATACTTATCCTTTCTTTTATTGAAAGATGTAATGGTCGCTCTTGATTTGCCACCATACTTAAAAAAGTCATACTTACTGTTTGTAAAATGACTTTTCATTGAAAGATATGTCTGATAGGTTTCAAACGGTGTCACTTTGGTTTTCAACATCACGAGATTCTAATTGTGTAATTGCGTCAACAGGAACTTCATTATCACCGATACGATACCAGTGTTCTAATTTTCCTGATTTATAACTTTCACGTTTTCCAAGATATTCGAGATCATGAAATCTATGTTCTCTTAACATTGCTTGTAAACGGTGGTGTGTCAAATCTGATTGAGAGACTTTCATAATGGGAGTTTAGCACGAGATGTCTTTTTCATAAAGTTGAGTCGTGTAGCATCCCATTTAAGTCTTTCCTTTAATGGTTTTGAAACAACCTTCTTTATAGAGTCTACCTCAAGATTATTAATTTCACAATAGTGTAATATTGCGTCAATATAATTTAAATTTTCCTCTGCCACGATTTTTTCAATCTCTATGGCAAATTTTTGCGGAGTAAGGAATTTACTCGCAATCGCTTTTTCTAATTCTTTATTCGGTTCCATAGAGCTCCAATTTGTCTCGAACAAACTTTTCGATATACTCGGTGAGAAGTTTAATATACTTCGCTTTGTTTGTTTCTTCATAAACTACACATTCTCCATTTTCACAAGCCATTATAATGACTAATTTTTTAACAGTAATACCCGTAAGTTCATACAACATACAACCATATGCCATACACTGAACAAAATAATGTTCTATCCACTTACGTGGTTTGGGTTTTTTTGAAGTCTTGAAGTCAATTATCGCTAACTCACCATCATACTCTGCAATACAATCAACAGTACCTGCAATACCAAGTTGTTTACTATAAAGAGATCCTTCTAGTGCATGTATATTATTTATAAGGTTAAGTTTGGATTTAGAAATCTTAAATAGGAACTCTGCCATTGGTTGAACAGGTGGCAAATCACCATTTTTAAGATAATTTTCAGTTAATGTATGCATATCTGTACCACGACTTGTAGCAGCTTTTGTGATACGATCTGCTTCTTCATTACCAACCCTTTTTCTCCAATTAACAAAGATCTCTTTATTATAGTGACTTGTAATTGAAGTAATTGAAACTAATTTTAGTAATTCATCATTATCTGGAACAGAATAATAACGAACCCCCTCAACTGTCTCCCTTTCAAGTTTAGGGAGATCTACTTTGACAAAATCAAACATTACATACCTAATTGCATTTTAGCGACGATGTATTCTTTTACAAGACCAGAGCGAACTATGTCTTCTATACCAAATTCTATCATTTCAAATGATGGCATGGTGCGAATAACTTTCATGAAATCAATAATTCCATTTTTTTCATTGGTTTTTTGTAAATCTGTTTGAGTGGCATCACCACAGAAACAAATTCGACTGTTTTCTCCAACTCTTGTTATTATACTATCTAATTCGTGAAAATTCAAGTTTTGGAATTCATCAACTAAAACAATACAGTTATCAAGTGTTGTTCCCCTCAAAAATGAGGTACTCCAGAATTTAATAGTCTCTTGTGCTTTGAGATTACCATAGAGCATTTCAAAATCTGCATCTGATGGCATCTGGAACATATATTTTACCATATTTTTATATGGAATTTGGTAAATATCTGCTTTATCTTCATGATCACCTGGTAAAAATCCTATCTCACGACAAGCAACAAGAGATCTTACCAAATATATTTTCTCATATGGTGTATTATCATCAAGAACATCATTTAGAGCATTATATAAGGTAATAAATGTTTTTCCAGTTCCTGCTGCACCATAGGCAACAATATGCTTACCACTTGTGTAAGCATCAAACAATTTTTTCTGGTGATCTGATAGAGGTTCAATATCTACCAAATAATCACCATTTAATGGTTTTTTCCTTTTCATTTGTTTTGCGGTCAATCCAACCCCAATCGGTTGATCGGAACCTCTTTTTTTTCTTGCCATTATAGGGTTTTCACTCTAGAACCTGGTGATTTAGATGCCTTTCTTAAAACATCATTCCAACCAGGATTCTTTTTTCTTAATTTATCTTTCCACTCTCCAACTTCACCTACACCTGGCACTGTTGAAGGATCTGAATAATCCCTACTCCAATCAGGATTATCAGTACACCACTGATCCCAGTCATGGACACTCATTGATACTTCTTTTTGTTCACCTGTTTCTTTGTGAACAACTGGATATGTAGCCATAGTAATAATCTTTCAGTTAGTTTTATTTAGAACCCTATTCCAAGGGTTGACAAGCATTGATACTCTTTTGCCTGTAAATGGTTGAACATAATGATACTTTCCTGGTGAAAAAATGACCAACCTATTTGCCTTTGGTGTTATTATATCATCTTCTACATGTAATTGTCCACCATCTAGATTTTCTACAATTAAATAGTAAACCATTGAACAAAGAGGAAAATTTACTACATTTTCATTATGTTTCAATTGCTCATCTTTATCATAATGCCATTTTGAGGGTCTTGTGTTTTTTTGTGTCCAAAATTCATATCCAATACAATCCTCTAAATTAGTAAATTGACTTGCAACACTAACCATTGAATTACAAAAATTATCAAATGGATGTTTTTCATCAAGACTATACCACTTTTCATTAATATTGGGTTGGTCTAATTCATCAAGTATTTTCATTGAATCACTCTGAAAGGTTGAATTAAAATCAACAACATCATCAAGAACTATAATCATTCCCAATCCAATGCTTCAGAAACTGTTGGAAACTGTTCTACAAAAACTTTACGACATGCTTCTGCAATATCCATGTGTTCCTTTTGTGTTCCATGAGCAGAACGTAAATTAATATAATGTACCCATGAACGACAAGAACCACTCATGTATATTTTTGTTGGAGTGCATAATGGTAATACCATTCTAGCACATTCTTTTGCAACTCCTTCTTCAATCATTTGATTATAAAGACTTTGAGCAGAACTAAACAGCGTGATCATCTGTGCTTCTAACTTTTGTCTAACAAACGGATCAAGGTCATCTGTAGAGTTTTGGCGATTTTTAAGATCTTGTTTTCTTAAATCTGGTAATTCAATTTGACCTAATGCATTACTTTGTGCATATCTTTGAGAAAACTCTTGAAATGTAAAAGAACGATGTCTTAATATCTGTGCTGCAATTGCACGAGTAGTCTCAATCTCCAATGTCATGAAGGATTGCTCAAACACAGACCAATGTTGATGCTTAATACAATATCTCAATAATCCAGAATAATTTTCATTGTCCTGATTACTTGGATTTGAAACTCTAGCAACATGTGCCATTGTTTTTTCAGCATCTGGAGTGATACTTACTAATTTAACTGACATTACTTAAATCCTTTTGATTTCTTATTTTTGAGATCATCAAGTTCTTTTCTAACAACTTTTAATTGTTCTCTCATTAGAATAATTTGATCATCTGTATATAGATGATTTTTTTCTAATAATCTTTCAAGCATTTTAATAAGTCTTTTTGTCCTACTAATCGGTGTAGCCATCGTCATCATCGTAGAGTTCATCATAATCAGCGGAATTGGCAAATGCATCAGAGTTTTTATATGCATCCACATCAGAATACACCTCTGCCTTGATGTTATCAATTAACAATTCAAGGTTGCGAATCATTACTTTTAACTTTTCTCTGTCCATATGAAGAGTATTTTTTTATATTCTACACAAAAAAATAGGAAGAGTCAACCCCTTCCTAATATAATTACCCTCTGCCATAGAGGATTCTTGTCTCAGCGTAGATAATGGTGAGAAATACTATGCTTGCTGCACAGATTTCTAATACTTCCATTACTTAACTGTTAGATTGAGATCTTTTTCTAGTTTTACACCACGGTAAACTAATTCGACCTTGTTTGATTGCTGAGATTTTTTTGCGTTAGTGTCATACTTAACACCACGATAAGTGACTTGTGCCATTTG